CGTTCCCACAAGAAAAACCGAACAAACGCATCAAAACACGCGACTTTGGCCCTTTATCGCGTGAGTTTGGCGTGCGTGTTGTGTGGTGGGCCACTGCCGGCGCAGGGGATTGGTCGTCCGCGTCGTCATTGCGAGCGGTGCCGGAAACCTCGCCGCGCGACAGAAAAGCCGCAGGAGAGCCCGAAAATGCTCGAAAACGCGGCTTCAGACAACCTCGTGCCAGATTTGGAGCCGAAAATCGGCGAAAATGCGGCTTTTGGGGTGGTTTTCGGCTCTGGACCGTTCACGCTCGAGCATTTCAAGCATTGGGCGAGCAGCCTCGAGCTCGACAACGAAGAGTGTTGGGTCCTGGAGCCGTTTCAAGCGCGATTCGTGGAAGAAATCTTCTCGAAAGTGCCTGAGGCGTGGCTGATCGTCCCTGAGGGGAACGGCAAGACGACGCTGATGGCGGGGTTGGCGCTCTACCACTCCGAATTTAGAAAGACGGCGAGCGTGAAGGTGGCGGCAAGTGCCACCGATCAAGCCCAGATCCTCTATTCGCAGGCGGAAGGTCTGGTTGAACGTTCACCACGACTGGCGAAGGTGTTCCGATGCCTGCCTGGATATCGCCGAATCGAGCATCGAGACAACGGCAGCGTCATTCAGATCCTCGCCTCTGATGACAAGACGGGAGACGGCATCATCCCGACCCTCTGTATCCTCGACGAGCTTCATCGGCATCGGGATTTGAGGCTGTATCGGACGTGGCGTGGCAAGTTGCCGAAACGGAACGGCCAGTTGGTAACCATCTCGACCGCCGGCGAGCCTGGAAGTGAGTTTGAGATGACACGGGAGAAGATCCGGCAGCAGGTTGAGGTCGTTGAGCGCCAGGAGACCTTCACGCTGGCACGGTCGCCCCGACTGGTCTTGCACGAGTGGGCCGTCCCTGAGGACGGCGACGTCTCCGATATGGAACTGGTAAAGCGGGCCAATCCGTTTAGCGGCATCACCGTCGAGATTCTTCAGGAGAAGTGGGAGTCGCCGACCATGATCGAGCCCCACTGGCGTCGTTTCGTCTGCAACTTGGCGTCTCGCGGTCTCAACGCTGCGATCACTGAGATGGAGTGGGCGGAAGCCATCTCTGATATCGGCATCCCACGTGGCGAACCGGTCTGGGTTGGCCTGGACGTCGCATGGAAGTTGGACACCACCGCGATCGTGCCGCTCTGGTGGAAGTCTCAAACGGAGCGCATCTTCGGCGACGCGGTCGTATTGACGCCCGAACGAGACGGAACGTCCCTCCGACCGGAGTTCATTGAGGACGCATTCCTCAAGCTGCACGCGCGCAACCCCATCCATACCGTCGTGATGGACCAGACCAAAGCGGAACAGTTGGGTGTCTGGCTTGAGACGACCCTTGGCTGCCGCATCGTGGAACGTCTCGGCACCCATCCAGCGGCGATGTTGGACTACGAGCGGTTCATGGAAGCGCTCCGGATGGGGTGGTTGAAGCATCAGGGGGACCCGGGCCTAACGGACCATGCCCTCAATGCCATCGCGCAACTGCTTCCCAGCGGTGGAGCGCGGTTCGCCCGTCCAGTCACCTCTCGGCGCTCGATGGCACAGCAGGATCAGCGGGTCATCGACGCTCTCGTGGCAGCTGCGATGGTGCATTGCGTCGCCGTCGAGGAAGCCAGTGTCGAAGAGCGCGTTCCATTGGTGGCATTCGTCTAGTGAATCGTATTCCTCTGGGCTATGCCTCAGTCATTTCAGCGGCACTCGATTGCGTTCCAGACGCGATCCTCGATCGCTTACACCTTGATTGGCTCTGTGGCGTCGATCCCAACTGGGTTGGCTTCCATCACTTTGTAGATGCGGGAGCATTCAAGGGACAAGACTACGCCTATGCGCAGTGCGCTCACTATGTCGATCCGTGCAACGCCGATATCCCAACGCGCCCGACGATCGTTCTCCCTCGACGCAACCATTATGTCTGCGAAGTCGTTCATGAAATAGGCCATGCTCTCCACACCCTTGATGGTTGGCGGCATTTCGCGGAGCCTTGCACTGATTACGCCAGAGAGAATCACCACGAGGCGTATGCGGAAGCCTTTACGGCGTGGTGCGGCTGGCAAACGCAGGACGGTCAATGGGATCTAGCAGCGGCAGATAGAGGAACTGTCGCGCATTTCGAGGCCTTGGTATGAGTGCGCTCGACGACACCGCTTCGGTTTCTATCGATCGACCTGGCGAAGGCTCGGACGACCAGGAACTCGCGTTGCAGTGGCGGAAGTCCGTGGAGCATCTACATATGGCTTGCTCGCGCGTGCTCTATGGCGACGATTCTACTGGCTACATGTCTCGACTTCTTAAAAGGAGTCTTCGAGAGATGGTGGCCGATTATGGTGAAGTCGAGTGACCGCCCTCGGCAGCCCCGCTCAGGGCGTCAGCCGACTAAAGGGATCATAGAAACGTATGGCAACTGAAATCTGCATCAAGAGCTTCGCGTCCGGGTCGACCATTGTTCGGGCCGGCGATCAGGGGGATTCTGCAACTGCGATCGTGAGCAACAACTCCGCGTTCTGGGAGTTGGTCACCCCGGCATCGAGCAGCATCGCCAAGGTCTCCTTCGCCTATGGCACCCAAATCATCTGCAGGGGAGACGTCTTCACCTCGGCGAGCGCGGTCGTGGTCGCTGCGCCGAGCTATTTCGTTACCTGTGACGGTTCGGCCGCAGCGGTGGCGATCAGGGAAGAGCGTCTTGGGACGCATCGCTGATGGCGAACCGCCTCTCCCGCGCCTTCTATGGCGCTCTCGGGCCTCTGCTGGCTCCCAAGGAGCGCGCTGATCCGCAGCTGAACATCAACCAGTGGGCGTCTTTCTTCAATTACGGCGGATCGACCTACCCGTTCTTCGTCAACGGGTCACTGGTCGGCAACAAAGAGACCATCCCGCACTCGTTCATGGCCTATGCCAACTCCATGTACAAGAGCAATGGAGCGGTGTTCGCCGTCGAAGCGGTCCGCTTGATGCTCTTCTCGGAGGCACGCTTCCAGTTTCAGCAGATCCGCGGCGGTCGGCCGGGTGCATTGTTCGGGACACAAGCGCTGAGCATCCTCGAGACACCCTGGAGCGGGGCGACCACGGGGGATCTGCTCGCGCGAGCCATCCAGGATGTGGACATCGGCGGCAACTTCTACGGCGTCCTGACCGACGCAGAAGGCGTGCCGATGAGTAAATCCAACCAGAGAGGCGGTCAGCAGCAGATCAAGCGCCTGCGGCCCGACTGGACGTCCATTCTGCTGGGCTCGCCCCAGGATCTCGACACCGACACTCCGCCGGAGATGCTGGAATTCGGGGCGATCAACACCGAGACGATCGCTTACATCTACCGGCCCGAAGGTGGGAACGGTGGAGCGCCCGTCCAGACGCTGAACGTCGAGGACGTTGTCCACTTCGCCCCCATTCCTGATCCGATCGCGACATTCCGAGGGATGTCCTGGCTCACTCCGGTGATGCGCGAGATCATGAGCGACTCGGCGGCGACCAATCACAAGCTTGCATTCTTCGAGAACGGCGCGACGCCGAACCTCGTGGTGAGCATGGATCCGTCGATCACCGAAAAGGCCTTCGAGGCGTGGATCAAGGTCTTCCGCCAGGAGCACGAGGGCGTCGCGAACGCCTACAAGACCATGTACCTCGCCGGCGGCGCGACACCGACCGTGATTGGCTCGGACCTGAAGCAGATGGACTTCAAGGTCGTGCAGGGAGCGGGCGAAACCCGGATCGCCGCAGCTGCCGGGGTGCCTCCGGTGATCGCCGGCCTGTCTGAAGGGCTGCAATCGGCCACGTATTCGAACTACCAGCAGGCCAGAAGGCGGTTTGCGGACGGCACGATGCGTCCGCTCTGGCGCAACTTCGCCGGATCGCTCGAGCGCATCGTGCCGCCGCCACCGAACTCACGGCTTTGGTATGACGACCGCGACATCCCCTTCCTCCAGGAGGACAAAGCCGACGCGGCCAACATCCTCTACGTCAAGTCGGAGGCGATTTCGAAGCTCGTCATGGCTGGATACGACCCGGAGAGCGTGATCGAAGCCGTCGAAGCCGACGATCTGTCGCAGCTCGAGCACACGGGACTCTTCTCAGTGCAGTTGCGGCCACCGTCGCCAGACGAACCGACGACGCTTGTTCCCTCTCCGACCCCACTTCCTGCGGCTTTGCCCGCTCCTGCACAGGCGAAGCTCCCCGCACCTGCCGGTCCAGCGGTGATTGCGGCGCCGAATGGCAACGGAAAGGGCAAAGAGGCGAGCGCGCGACTCTTGCAACCGTGGCTTCCGGGAGAACGTGATGGCAAAAGCTAAGCTCAGCACACCGACTGGCCCATCCGATCCGGGAAACCCGCTGCCTTGGGACCCAGACGGCGACGGAGACGACGACTCCAACCCCATGGGCGACACTGACAACGACTTCTGGGCTGCGGACGGCACGCCGATCGCCGCTGCGTGGCACGCAGCCGGTAAGGCAGTCCCTGCATCCGAAGAGAACGCTGCGTACGACCCGCTCGAGACTCGTGCCGATCCGAAGTACGCGATGCCGAACGGCACCTATCCGATCGACACCTGCGCTGACGTCACCGCTGCCGCCAATCTTGCACACCACAGCAAGACTTACACGTTCCCTGAAGTGAAGGCGCACGTCATGAAGGCGCTCGCGGGGCTCTCATGCCCGATGTCGGACCTTCCTGACACCTGGACGCAGGAGAATGCGGCCGACAAGGAAGGCGACAGCCGCGAACGCCCACCTCGGGATGGCTTGGTGCGCGCGCTCCCCGAGCTCCGCTTCGATGACTCGGGCACCGATGGCAGTCCGGGCACATTGACCGGCTATCTCGCGGTCTTCAACGACTGGAGCGAGATCAACTCGGCCTTTGAAGGTCACTTCATGGAGCGGCTTGCGCCGACTGCTTTCGATAAGACGATCGCGGACAGCGGAACGCGCATGAAGGTCACCTTCAACCACGGCAAGGATCCCCACCTCGGCGACAAGGTGCTGGGGATTCCGACGACGTTGGAGCCGGATGAGCACGGCGTGCGCTATGAGGTGCCGCTCTTCGACACGACCTACAACCGCGACCTGGCGCCTGGTCTCAAGGCCGGCGCCTACGGCTCGAGCTTCCGCTTCAACGTCGTCCAGGAGGACTTCGACAAGAAGCCTGCGAAGTCAGCCTCTAACCCGAGAGGCATCCCTGAGCGGACGGTCAAGGAAGTCCGTATGCAGGAGTTCGGCCCGGTCACTTTCCCCGCGTATCCCAATGCGACAGCGGGGATGCGTTCGATGACTGACGAGTTTGCCTTTGCGCAATTGCTCGAAGATCCGGGCAAGGTGCAGCGCCTCGTAGATTTCAGCGTCAACGGTTCTCAACACTCCGCCCCAAGCCGCGGTACTCAGTCCGCACTTGGCACAGGGGAGCCGAAACAGACCGGCGCGAAGAAGCCCGCACGGCTCAAGCCGGTGCGGAAACCCGACGAACAAAGGAGTGAGAAACCACCGATGGATAGAAGCGAGCGCAAAGCCCGCATTGAAGAGCTCGAGACGTGGATTCGTGACACGAACACCACGTACGAGAACGACGTCATGCCCGACCCGGTGCGCGTGGAGTGGGACGCCAACAACACCGAACTCGACAGTCATCGCGCCGCGGTACTCGATTTCGAGCGCCGCGATGCGAGGATGCAGCAGATCGCCGATCAGGCCGTGCTCACCGGTAGCCCGAAGGTGATCGAGGGGACGGGATACAGCTCAAGGACGACGGCACCTCAGCAGATCAACCGGATGAGCGAAGGCGACATCTACGATCTCAACACGGTCAGGCAGTCGAGCTTCCTCGCACCTGAGCAGACGGCTCGCGAACTCAAGGACCGAGCCAAGCGGGCCATCGAGATCTCGAAGTTCCCGACCCTGGACCCGAAGCTCCATGAGTTCACCCAGGCGAAGGCCGAGAACCTCCTCGACTATTCGGATGCTCCCTCTGATGCCCCTGGCGAAATGGGGCTTCCGGAAATCGCGCGACGCATGTTGGTTACTGGCGGACCTGTCTACCGGCGCGCGTTCCACAAGTACCTCGCCGGCGTGGATCGGACGCCTGACGAGGCCCGTGCCATGGCGCTCGGCGCCGGTGCATCGGGTGGATTTCAGATCGTCTACCAACTGGACCCGACCATCATCCCGACCTCGAACCTTTCGGTGAACCCGTACCGCGAGATCTGCCGTCAGGAAACCATCGCCGGGACCAACGAGTTCCGCGTGGTGACCTCGACTGGTGTGACCGCGACCTACAACCCGGAAGGTGCAGAGCAGACGGACGGCTCGCCGACCCTCCTCCAGCCCGCCGCGGTTGTGCAGACCGCGTCGGTGTTCATTCCCTTCTCGATCCAGTATGGCCAGGACGTCGGCAACGTCGAAGGCCAGATGGCTGGATTGATCCAGGACTCGAAGGATGACCTCGAGGCCACGCAGTTCACCACCGGTATCGGGACAGGCGTGTACCCGCAAGGCATCACGATCGGCTCGACGAACACCAAGCAGACCGCTTCCGGTGGCACCTTCGCCATCGCTGACGTGTACGCGATGGAGAACACGCTCGGACCGCGTTTCCGGCCTCGGGCGGCGTTCGTCATGAACCGCACCGTCTACAACCTGATCCGTGCCTTCGACACCAGTGGTGGTGCGGGGATGTGGTTCGGCTACCCGAACCCCCTCCAGGGCGGGATGCAGAACAATGTGCCCCAGAGCGGGCGGCTCGGCGTCAACCTGCTCGCCTACCCGACCTACGAGTGCTCGGCAGTGGACACGGCGATCACTACGACCCACCTGATCGGGATCCTCGGGGACTTCAACTACTTCCTGATTGTCGACCGGATTGGGCTGGACATCGAGGTCGCCCCGATGCTCTTCGGCCCGACCAACCGCTACCCAACCGGCCAACGCGGCCTTTTTGCTTACTGGCGTAACACCAGCAAGGTCTTGAATTCCACGTCGTTCGTAGTGCTGAAGGTTCAGTAGCCAAATGAGCAATGCGATCAAAATGCTCAAGGAGAAAACATGGGAACGGTAACCGGCCTCGACCTGCGGAGCTGGTTGCTCTCGGGCAAGCCCACAGGCACCTACTTCGAGACGACTCCTCGAGATGGCGTCAACATCGATCAGGCGGTCGGCGCGACGGGCGTCATGCTCACGGCAGCGCTGCCAGTCACGCAGGGCTCGGTGCTCACCAAGGTCACCATGGCAGTCGGCGCCACCGCGGCGTCCACGCCGACGCACGGCTTTGTGGCGCTCTACGGCCCCGGTGCGACGGTCCAGCCGCTGCTGGTGCAGAGCGCTGACCAGCTGACCACGGCCATGGCGGCGAACACCTTCTACACCTGGTCGTTCACGACCCCGTACACGGCTCCGACGACGGACGTGTACTACGTCGGGATCTCCTTCACCGGGACCACCATCCCGACGCTGCTTGGCAAGGCTCAAGGACTGAACGCGACCAACATCATCGCGTTCCTTGCGGCCTTCACCACAGCAGCGCCGCTGGCGCAGACGTCGGGGACCGCTCTTGGTGGAGTGGCGCCGGCGACCGTGGCGACGCCCACCAACGTACTCACCATTCCCTGGTTGCTGGTCCAGTGATACGGTTGCACGAGGATCCGCAACCTGACGAGCCCGAAGAGCCCGTCGAGGAGTAACCATGGGCAAAAGCGATGTCTACGTCGCCAACACCTCGTTCGTTGCCAGCTTCCCTGACGGAGGCGTCGACGAGAAGGGCAATCCGACGTTCTACAACCTCGCGGCCAAGACGGGACAGAAGTTTCGGGGCGGTCATCAGCTCGTGAAACTGGCGCCCAACTACTTCGATTCCGACGACGGGTCTTCGCCTGTCATCGAAGCCGCCACCGCCGCGCCTGGGGAATTGCGCGGAGCGTAATCTCGGTCCCCTCCTATCGGATTGGAGCCTCGGTTTTCCTCGAAGCCGAGGCTCCTTCCATGCCGTAGACTTGCCGCGTGGCGAAACACCGTGTGGGCCAGAAGCTGCCGAATGGGTCACGGGTTATCTCTGTTGTCTTCGAGCAACTCGGGGATGGCACGACCGTCGAGGAAGTCCACGACTCGAGCGGCGGGAGTTCTCTCCAGGTCGTACCGATTCCCGGTAGCCCTGCGGCGAACGCCCAGACGTTGCAGCAGCGGCTACGCGATGCGCTTGTGAACAATGCGACCTACCTCAGCGGGGGTGTTTCTGACCACGAACAGGTCGAAGCTCTCACGCGTCAGCTTGATGCCTTGATCCGAGTGAGCATCAGTCGGTTTGAGACGACGGTCGGCACATGAGCGTGCTCATTTGCTACACGGCGAAGCATCCCGATACGCTCGCGGGTGCGCCGCCTGACGCCGAGTGGCGCTACGTCGGGGAAGATCCCCACGACTACTGGCGAGCCCTTGCGGAGTTCTGGGAACGGGGCGGCGATCTGACCATCATCGAACACGACGTGATCTGTCGGCCCGATGTGCTGGCGGGATTCCTTGACTGCGGAGAGCCATGGTGTCTTCACGCCTACCACAACCATGACGAAGCGGAAGCGGAAAGCTGGCGGAACGCGCTCGGCGCTACCCGCTTTCGGTCTGCGCTGGTACGAGCCGTCCCTGACACCGTATCCCGCATCGAAACGCAGCACCGCGACTGGAGAAATCTCTGTGATGCCATCGGGAACCATCTCCGTGAACAGGGCTACTGGCACCACTTCCACACGCCGCCCGTCGTCCATCATCAGATGAGGCTCGCCCATTTGGAGGTTGGCGGATGATCAACGCACCCGTGCGCCGCTGGGCTAAGCCGGGGTAGGCAACCCCTCTCACGCCACACTCTGAATGGGTGCGCGAGTACACGGCCGTCGTCCCGCCAGCCATCGAGCCCCTTCTGCTGGCGGACGCGAAGCAGCATCTGAGGGTTGATTCGACGGCCGACGACACGTACATCCTCGAGTTGATCCGCGCCGTGCGGTTTCATCTCGAGCGTCAGTACGAAATCTCGCTGATCACCCAGACGCTCGCCCTCAACCTAGACTTCTTCCCTTGGTGGTGGCTCTACCGGGGCTCGCCGAACTCGATCTCGTGGTGGTATGACTCGATGTACTACTTCCAGATTCCCCTTCGCGGCCCGGTGCAGTCCGTCAGCAGCGTGGCCTATCTCGACACCACGAACACCCCGCAAACCCTCTCCTCTTCGCTCTACGTCCTTGACAACACCGAGATCCCTGGCCGTCTGGTGCCCGCGTACAACCAGATCTGGCCGGCGACTGCGATGGGCGTGGTGAATGCAGTGACAGTGACCTTCGTGGCTGGCTTCGGCGTAGCAGATACGAACGTGCCGAGCGACATCAAAGCGGCCATGAAGTTGCTTCTGGGGCATCTCTACGAGAACCGTGAGCAGATCGTCACCGACAGTCGCGCTGTCGCCATCCAGATGCCCTTCGGCGTCGAGCAACTGATGCGCCCATATGCGAACCGCACTCAGTACCTCATTGCGTAGGACGATGAGCGTAGTAATAGGCGCGCGATTCTAGTGCCAACCGCAGTCCTTCCCAATGTCCAGTCGGGAAAACTCCGCAGGCGGGTGATCATTCAGCAGTTCAGCGGCGTCACGGATGCGGATACCGAAGCCGACACCGACGCAGGCGTCAACTGGACGACGTTTGCGACGGTCTGGGCCTCCATCACACCGTCGAGTGGGACCGCCATCGGAGCGCCCAACAACGATCTGCAGGGCGTCACGGAATACCTGGTGGCAATCCGCTACTACTCTGGTGTGACCAACGGAATGCAGGTTGTCGATACGGCGACAGGGCTCACCCTGGACGTGCTTGCGGTGCTGGACATCAACGAGATCCATCGCCAGATGCATCTGCAGTGCGTCGCCCGGAAATATCCGCCAGTGTGATCGATGGCCTCGATCTGCGTGGTGATCCCGCATCTCCCAGAGCGCGAACGCGAACTCTACTGGCAGGCGTGCCAGTCCGTTCTTGGCCAGACGCGCAAGCCGGATCAGTTCATCGTCGAATGGGACCCAGAGCACACCGGCTGCGCAGCCACACAGAACAGAGCGCTTGCGCGTGTACGTACGGAGTGGGTTGCACTTCTCGGCGATGACGACTACTTCCTACCCGAACATCTTGCGATCCTCGAAGCGCACGTCACGGACGAGCTCGACGTCATCTGGCCAGACTTTGTGTCCATCGGGCAGAACTACAGTTTCTGCATGGCGTTCGATGGCGAGAGTTTGATGAAGGGAAACTACATCCCTGGCGGCGGTTCGTTGATTCGGACCGCTGCCGCTCGCGCTGTCGGCGGATGGTGCAAGCCGGGGGACGCCGACTGGGACAAGTTCGAGGATTGGGTGATGTGGAAACGCCTCTACAGCGCTGGGCATCACTTTCTGCACGTGTGTGAGAAGACGTGGGCATATCGGTTCCATCCTGCACAGACGGGCGGACAGGCGTGATCTACCCGCTGCGTCTCCCGAAGTATGCCTACGCGATCAACACGCTCGGCGAGGTCATCTGTCTCGGCTGCGGTGATCACTACTCGATGAACCCGCGCTCGCGCCGACCGAAGGCA